GAGAAAACGAAAGGGTGGGATATATACTATAGTGCCGATTTATCGGCAGCTACAGATAGATTCCCAATCCTTTTTATCGCAGAGGTACTGAAAGGTTACCTCCCTAGTTGATATGTCAATGCATGATCAGAAGTAATGGTTAGTTTACCTTTCCATTACACTGATCCAAAAAAGTTACCCATTCTGTAAAATATACAGTTGGGAACCCAATGGGGTTTTATTCCTCTTGGGCTTCTTTTGCATTAGCACACCACTATCTGATGTACTCACTTTGTAAGAAACTTGGTATCTCTTGACGAGATTCCAAGTATGTCCTACTTGGTGATGACATCCTAATTGGTGACAAGCAGTTAGGAGATTCCTATATACTTGCTTTACAATCCTTGGGGGTGGAGTATTCTTCAGCTAAAACCCATGTATCTCCTCATCTTTGCGAGTTTGCAAAGAGATGGATCTACAAGGGAGCTGAGATTTCTCCATTCCCCTTCTCTGCCCTAGCTACTAAGGGAGCCAAAAAGTATTGAATACTTACGTCTCTCTTAATAGAAATGGAATCCAGAGGATGGGAGTTTTCGAGTTCATTAGACGACGCCGCAGCAATGTTCATGAAGGTGGTTTTTTCGAGACCTAGTCGCTTTGCGGCTAAGTTTGCGGAAAACGCCTTCCTCACTGAACGTGTGATTAAAATCATACGCGGGGTGGAACCTGCCGGGGAAGCTTTTAAAAGCATCCTCGGGAAGTTCCCACAGCCCCGTCTTCTACCTACTATGTTTAATGATGACGTCGGTTTGAACATCATCAGTAACATTATGGTAGAGTTATTCAGCGAGTCCAATCCTTTAAATAGCAAGAAGGTTGGGGCCCCTTTAGGGGACCTTGCAATCGAACTTGTCTGTTTATTGACTGGAATTGACACGCCACGGCTAACGGGTCTTCTGGCTAATCCATTACTACATGCCTACGGGTCTATCGAAGAGCAATATACTCAATTGAGTAAACTTGCTAGACGAATAGACACCGTCGAACAGGGGAATTGGCCATTGCTTTTAAAGGCAATGACAGTTCCTCTTTCCGACGAAGTCTTTACAGACCGTATGGAAAATGTAGAAAGTCTCGGATGTGCTAAAGTAGGACGAAAAGTAGTCGAAAGACTAACTGTCCTAAATCAGTATCCTCAACTTCTCGGATAGCTCGCCTTCTACGGCTTACCTTTACAGTAAGACAGGACCAAAGGCACTGGTTTGACAACCAGGAAGCAGAGTCCAGTGGTTTCTCCCCTAGCG